CCTAAGCATTGTTTTAAAGTCAAATATTCACCTGTTAATTGATAATTATCAACACTATTATATAAAATAACTTTACTTGTAAATTCATTAAAAGTTGCATCACACAAGACCTCCACATCAGGTGGTATTGGAATAGAAAAATCCAAAGAAATATTATCACTATCATTCCTAAACACACGATAATTTGCTATCCAATACTTAACAAGTTGTTTTTGCAAATCATCACTTACAACCAAATTTTTTGCCTCACAAAGAAACATCTTTGAGCCTTTATAAACAAGAAACAAACCTAATGCCGTACCTAAAAGACATAGATAATGTTTATAATCATTCAAAAATACAGTCAAGTCATTCATCCAATTTATCTCATAAATCTGTGTGCGTTTACACACCTCAATAAATTCATGTAAACAAATTCCTGAGTATTTAGGAACAATATAAATATATTTCATAAATACATGTAAAATTCCTTTCTTCCATTCACTTTCAGTGGCTAAATCACACGGATTTCGCATGATTTGACACAAAAACTTTTCCTTGGAAAACGCTACATGATGAGTTTGTTCACACTCATAAAAAACTTCATCTGTCTGTGGTCGTATAATATATGGTATACTAATATCACTGACTAGTTGCTGGCTTTTATCCATAAAATTTAGCTTTCCATCATATTCACGTAACATAAAATTGATAATGTGTAATAAACAATCTTGTTGATTCTGTGGGGTGCCATCAAAAACTATCGTATCAATTATATAAGGAATACACTTATTATTTTCAAATCTATATTTTTGAATTTTAAGTGATCCTTTCCAAGATCCATTTAAGAAAACTATTTCATCAAAATTCATCACAAATGGTCGCCGCATTAAGGCTGTCAAGTCTTTTATGGTATCTGCATTAGTATGTATATGTACCAAATTATCAAAGTTGTTTGTAGTTGATAAAATAAATGGAGATGTAAAATATTTTGTGTCCTTATTATTTAATTCAGCACAATCCAATGGTGCACGTGAAGCTGAAACCAAATTTATCATACTGCGGTAACCATCTACTCCATCTACTCCTATATCATCTATGACAACTATATCTTCATTATTATAGCTATCCCAATAATCATTTGAATTAGCACTTTGTCGCACAATATGCGAAATGACGGAGTATCCATTATTTGCCATGAGTTGTGTTATCATGTTCATCAGAGTAGTCTTACCAGTTCCAGCCGGACCCGCAAAATTAAGCCATGTCGGTTCAACACGAGTAGTTAACTCATATGCACGAATATTTTTATAAACATTAGTTGCTTCAACCCAAATAATCTTATGTTGAGTATTATTCAATATTTCATCAGTATCGATTATTAATTTGAATTTTTTATATAACATTAAATACTTATCTTTAAATTCATTGTCCAAAATTACTCTTTTGTTAACTCGATATTGCAGAACCATTTCTTTGAATGTTTCCAATTCAGGCCATAAAATATATCCGCAAGAAGCTTCCATATATGATTTAACTTTACCAACACCAATATCAACATTTAACCGTTTAGATAATTTGAGTAATAGTATAAGTAAATTATACATCACTTTAATTGGAAACTCTTTTATAGATTCTATATCACATAATTTAATGTGAGTATAATCTTTTTGATGTCGTATTAATTTCTTAGCCCAGTCAGGTAAAAACGTTTCCATTGTTGTCCACAATAATGTACTCGACAATAAATCTAATCCATCTTGTTTTATTAATAAATCATCTGGATATAAGTACATGATTAACTTTTCTAAAAGAGGTGAGATAAGTGTTAAAAACGAACTAATCAATCCAATATAGGACCATAAATCACCAGTTTTATAAACGTCTCGAATTGATATAATTAATGAGATCGTGCTGGATCCATATCTTACAACATTATTTGATGTTACAAATGCATTTCTAATAACATTTAATGTCTCAGAAGCATTTTCTACGAAATTATTAGTTCCAACAAACAAATCATTAAGCTTACCAAAATCTATTTTATCATTAATATTATCTACTAAGTCACTAAACTTATCAGCAGATTTTGAAATTTTTGAAGCTGCATCATAAGCTTCTTTTGGAATAAAACCTTGTGGTGTTGGACTTGCTATTGAGCAATGTATACATACTCCACTACGTAAAATTTGTTTCAAATCTCTACGGCTATGTAATTTGAATAATTTATCATAATATGATAAATTATCAGTTATTAGTTTAAATCTATTGTTTCCACAATAACATTTTATAGATTGTGGTTGTTGTAAAAACCGAATGGCTAGAGTATTATCAATATCTCTACCATGGGGTTTATATTGTACATCTTCTCCTGCTATATATTTAATGAGATGTACATTGAGTGGTTTTTTATTATCTTTCCAATTATTATACCATGTTATATTGTTATTAGGATATAAGTTGGGTTGTATATGATCCATTATAAGATCACTTGTTAAAGTTTTCTTATAACTTGAACCACATAAAAGGATGTTACGAGTTTGTTCAACATTCATAAAATGTAAACTCTCTATTTCCTGTTTAGTTGCAGGTTTATAGAATCCTTGTTGGTTATTGATATCAAAATCATTGATATCTAGTTGATTGTTATTGTTATTATTATTATTATTAGTTA